AACAAAACAAACGATGCCAATAAAGCAACAGACGCACAAATCGCAACACAAAAAAGATTAGAAAATCAATTAACATTAACCGAAAAGTTATTTCAATCTACATTAGAACAAATTAAAGATTTGGTTGATATTAGTAAAATTGATGTTGAAACCCCTGAAATTATTAAAACATTAGAAGAGATATTAAACGCTCGTAAAGGATTAGTTCCTGATACAATAGTAGATATATTTAATAAATTAGGATTTTCAATAGGAGAAGCAAATGGGGCATTAGTTACATTTGGTGAAGATGGTGAACAAATAATGAACAAGATTGGTATTATTGCTGGTGAAACCGTAAATACTATTCAAGATGTCTTTGGTGAATTTTATAATGGGTTAAGAAAAGATTTAACAGAATTCGCATTACAACAAAGTGTTGATGATTTTGCTTTAAGTGTTGGACTTATTATAAACAAAGCACAAGTTAAATTAAACGAAGGTAGTATAACTAAAGTAGCGTTTGATGCTTTAATAAAAATTACTGACCAATATAAAGCAATAAATAAAATCATCAAAGAAATACCAGGTATTGAAAAACTTTTTGGTGTTGAAGAAATTGAAAAGTTTTTAGAGTCACAAAGAAAAATTAGTATTGCTACAAATGAAATTGGATATGAATTTGATAGAACAACTGGATTACTTAGTAAAGTATCAAAGTTAGGTATTGTTTATAGTAACGAAATTGAAATAGAAACAGAACAAATAGAAAAATTCACTAAAGGTATTGCGGATTATTATACAAAACAATATGATGAGTCCAATAAAGCATTTAAGGAAGGTGTTAAATTTTCAAACTTAACTAAAGACCAACGAAAACAATTAGAAGAAGCAGCAAAAGAAGGTGGTGTTAAACTTCAACAAATCATCAAAGAAATTTCACAAGTGTCTGCTCAAGGATTAAAAGAAATTCTTGGAAATGTTATTAAAGAAGAAAATGAAATTAGAGAATTCTTATTTCAAGCACAAGAATTAAAGAAAGAAGCAAGAGCAATTGATGCTGTTGCTGTTAAGGGAGCGTTACTTAATAATCTTCAATTACTATCTGATGTTACACAAAAAGAAAATAAGATTGTTATTGATACTAAAAAAACAGAAGCAGAACAATTAACTGCTCTTGAAAATGATTTAGCACTTAAGGGTATAGACATTTCTAAATACTCTGAAGAAGAAAAGTTAAAGATATTAAAGTATTATTCAGAAGAACAAGTTAAGGTTACTGATGAAACTGAAAAGAAGAAACAGGAAAAGATAAAAGATACAATAGATAAACTACAAATAAGTTTATCTACGATATCAAAAGGTTTAAGTGATATAGCATCATTAACAGCACAATCATTCCAAATCCAATTAGACAGATTGGAGACATCGTATGGTAATACTATGGACGGGATTGTTGGTGATACTGCTGAAGCAAATCAAAAAAGAGTTGAGGCAGAAAAAGCATACCAACAAGAAAAGGCTGCCATTGAAAGGAAGGCGAGATTAGCATCGTTGAAATTTACATTAGCACAAACCATAGCGAGTGGAGCACAGGCAGTTGTTTCAGCATTATCATTACCACCACCATTTAGTGCGATTATCGCAGGTCTTAATGCTGCTGTTACATTATTACAAGTTGGTATTATTCAAACACAAATTAACGATGTTCAATCACAACCATTAAGAAGAGGTGGTGTATTATCAAATGGAATATTAGCAGGTGGGGGATTAGTATCTGGTCCATCACACGAACAGGGTGGAGTTTATGCCGGTGGTGGTTATACTTTAGAAGGTAATGAAGCAGTTATCAACAGACAATCAACATTACAATACTCTGGTTTATTAAGTCAAATAAATCAACAAGGTGGTGGTCGTCCTATTATGGTTCAATCAGCAATGGATTCAAGATTGGTTGAGGCACTGGCAAAACAAAAATCAGAACCAATTAGAGCGTATGTTGTTGAACAAGACATCACCAAGGCTCAAGGAATAAACAGAAGGTTAGAACAATTAGCATCGTTTTAATTACAACAAATATTTATAACTAATGGCATTAAGAATTATTGATTTAGATATTGACGAATCCCTATCAGCAGATACAAGAGTATCGGAAATTGGTTGGGTATTACAACCAGCAATAGAAACAGAGTTGATGTTTTTTTCCAACGATAGAATGGACGAAGCATCACTTAAAAAAGTTAAAGATTATATCTTGGAATATCAACCAGGTATGTTGCCAGGTTATGTGAATTATGCTACTGGTGATACCAAAGACGATATGTTAATTAAACCTGTGTTGTTTGTTGAAAGACAAGCAGGTGAATCTGCTGATGAATATATTAGTAGATGTGTTGCTTATCACATCAACAACGAAGGTATGGAGTCAGACCAAGCATACGCTATCTGTAAATCAAAGAGTGAAAACTTTTATAAAGGACAAAAAATATCATTTGACTATGATGATACATTATCAACTGCTCGTGGTATGGGATTGGCTCTACACGAGAAATTTATGGGTGCCGAGTTATACATTATTTCTGCTAGAAATAATAAACAGAGTATGTTAGAAACTGCTGATAGGCTTGGAATACCACACAATAGAGTATTTGCTACAGGTTCTAATTTAGCCAAAATACAAAAGGTTAAAGACCTTAACATATCAAAACATTACGACAATAACGAAGATGTTATTCAACAACTTGGTAATAGAGGTATTCAATTTAGTTGTTCTTGTTTGGACGATATAAGTAACACAGGACAAGAAATCTTTGCCATAATGGAAAAGTATAGCCTGATAGGTTTTATTGATGGTAACCCCGTATTTTCAACTCCTAATGAGGCAGAAATCTATGGTGAATCACTTGGTTGTAATGGACATCATAAACATATTGATGAAAATGGTAATGAGGTTTATATGGCTTGTGATGTTCACCCTAAAAAAGTTGAAGGTGAAATGTCTTTTGAATCGTATAATGACTATCCAGAGGAAGCGTCAGATAACGCTTGTAAAGTCCTTAAATGGATTGATGAGTATGGTAGAGACGAGGTTGATGGAATGAGTGAAACAGGACTTGCCAGAGCAAATCAATTATGTAATCGTGAAAACATTAGTGAAGAAACTATTGGTCGTATGGCTGCGTTTGAAAGACACAGGGAGAACTCAACCATCGCTGAAGAATACAAAGGAACGCCTTGGAAAGATAAGGGTTATGTTGCTTGGTTAGGTTGGGGTGGTGATGCCGGTGTTGAATGGGCAAGTAGAAAGTTAAAACAAATTAGAAAAGAAGAGTTTTCATTACAAGAATATTCTTTAGAGGAACTTGAAACGGTAAAGATGTTAAAGTTTTTATCTGATACAGATTATGAAAAGTTTGAGGCGATTGTTGGTTCAATGCGTGGAGCAACAGAACAAGAAATCTACAAAAGAAATCACAAGTCACCAACAATATATTTCAAGTATGAACGAGTATTATCAGGAGCACCTGATAGAGAATTCTGTTCATCAATAGAAAACAGATACTTTCGTAGATTAGAAATTGATTTATTGAGGGATACAAATGTAGAGTTTGGACACGAAGGTCAAGCATACTCAAAGTGGTTGTATAAGGGAGGACCAAATTGTGTTCACGCTTGGAAGAAATACTTATTCCAAAACAAATCAAAATCAGATGAAGGGTTCGCAGAAGGTAAGGCAGGTATGCCACCAAAGTCAATGCCGAATAATGGATACTACTCACCAGAAACAAAAAGAAAATCAGAGGTTGCTTATATCGTATCCCAACAGAATATGTCTAAACAAATGTTTAAGGCAGACGATGAACAACGAATGATTTATACTCCACTTATGTTACCAAACATTCTTATTCCAAGAATTGAAAATGATGAAACATATTTCGTAAGATTTAAACCAGAAGTAATTGAAAAGATTAGAAATAAGTTTATGATTGAGGGTAGGTTAAGAGCCTCAAACCTTGAACATAGTGACCAAAAGTTTAACGATATTGTTATGGTTGAATCGTGGATTGTTACTGGTCCAATGGACAAAGTATATCAATTAGGATTTACAGAACAACAAGTTCCATTTGGTTCTTGGATTGGTGGTTATAAGATATTAGATACAGAAGAAGGTGATATGATTTGGAATGATTATATTAAGTCAGGAAAAGTTAAAGGTGCCAGTGTGGAGGGTGAGTTCTTATTAAAGTTCTACAAACAAGATTTTACACAAGAAGACATTATACTTGATGATATTATTAACATATTGAACCAAGTAAAATAGTTGTGTTTTTATATCACAACAAAACAAAAGTATATTTATTATACATAAACAATAAATTTAAATAATTTAAATTATGAACGCAAAACAAGCAATTGATAAAATCGCAGAATTGTTAAAATTTACATTCAAGGCTGAAAAATTCTATACAACAAAATTAGAAGATGGAACTGAAGTAACTAATAACCTAGACGAAGATTTGAAAATTGGTCAAGTATTGTATGTTGTAGGTGAATCAACACTTACACCGGCACCCGCTGGTTCGCATATAACTCGTGAAAATCTTAAGGTAACCGTTGATGCTGAATCAGTGATTATCGCAATTGAATCAGGTGACACCATCGCAGAAGATGCTGTTGAATCAAGTGCTGAAGAAATGGCAGAAGTAGGTAGTCCTGAATCAGGAATTACTGAAGAGCCAGCATCAGGAGTTGAAAGTGAAAACGATGGACTAGACAGATTATTAGGATTACTAGGTCCAATGATTGAGGAAATGACGAAAATGAAATCGGAAATGGAATCAATGAAAGGAAAAATGAGTGCTGATTTATTAGCATTAAAAAATGATTTCAATAGTTTTAAGAAATCACCAGAAAAGTTTTCTGTAATTGAAAAGAAAACTATGACTGAAACTTTTGAAGATTATAAGTTAGAACTTATTAAATCATTAAGAAAATAAACAATAAAAAAAACAAAAATTAATAAACATTATGGAAAAGAAAAAGTTTTCATTCAATTACGATTTAACAAACCTTCCTACATATAACTCATATGGTTCGGATATGTTAATCAAGGCAATTTTAGGATTAACATTACCTAAATATGCTACAATCAGACCTAACTTAAAAGGAACAACTGAAAAAGTAGGTTTTGTAACAAACGATGTTATCTTACAGGATTTATCTTGTGGATTTGACCCAACAGGTGATACAGTTCAGAACTTGGTTACCGTTGACTTATGTAATAAAAAAGTGAATCAACAATTATGTCCTTATAGTCTCTACGATACATACTTGAGTCAGTCATTAACTAATGCTAACTTTCAAGAAAATGTTCCATTTGAAGAGGTAATTTTAACAGATATTTCTAATAGAATTGCTAATCAAGTAGAAAAACAATTATGGCAAAACACAACTACAACTGGTGGAACTTATGGTTCGGCTTGTTTCGCTGGTGTTGGTCAATTAATTACATCAGGTAATGGTGCTACTCAAATCGCTTACACTGCTGCTACAGCATCAAACGGTTTAGATGTATTTTCTGCTATCTACCAAAACATTCCTGCGAATGTATTACACAGAGACGATTTAGTTATCTTCTGTTCTTACGCTAACTACAGAGCACTTGTTGCTTCTATGAGAAATAGTTCATTCGTGAATTTATTTACATTAGATAGTGCTGGTTCTACTAGTGGTGAAGAATGGTCATTAATGTTACCAGGTTCAAATGTAAGAGTAATTCCTACAGTTGGTCTTGATGGTGTTTCAGCATATTATGCTGGACCTGCTGGCTATTATATGGTTGGTATGAACAGCGAAATTATGACCGTTAAATCTATCTATGACCCATTTGAAGACATCGTTAAAATTCAAGCGCATGTTACTTATGGTTTAGGTATTTTTGATGTGGCATCTTTCTGTCTTTGTAAGTAATCAATAGTGTCGTAAGGCACATAAAAAAATAAAATTAAAATAAAAATATATTATGGCATCTTGTTATATTCAAACCGGATACACTTTAGATTGTAGAACAAGTTCTACAGGTGGTTTAAAAACTGCTTGGTTCTTGGGAGGAGTTGGAAGTGAAATCACTGGTTATACTACATCAAATGGAATGGTAACTGCTATTGGTGGAACTGGAACTTGGTTTCAATTCCAATTACCAAAGCAATCTGCTTCATTAACAGAAAACTTGGGTGTAAATACTACATCACAGTCGGTAACATTCCAACCTGAACTGGTTCTGAACTTACCGAAATTAGACACAACATTACGAGATGTTGTGGTGGATTTGGTTTCACAAAACGAAGTATATGCTCTTGTAGAAGACAACAACAACCGTTACTGGTTAGTGTTCCTTGATAATGGAGGAATTGTTTCTGCTAGTTCATTACAAACTGGTATGGCTTACACAGATTTAAATGGAGCATCTGCTCTTACTATTTCTGGTGGTGAACCTACATCAATTAGAGAAGTAGATGTAACTACTACTATCGCAGCGGTATTCACTGCGGGTGGTTTTACATTCCAATCTTAATAATTAAACTTAAAGGGGGAGTT